CTCCGCAAAGCCGCAAAGAAGAAATGATCAGGCTACTCGACCGGCTCAAGGCAGCATGGATCTTCACGCGGCACCAGAAATGGGTCGCGTCCGAGCAGTGGACAAAGCAGGACGCCGAGCGACTTGAGGCATTCCTCAAGTCCGACACTGGCAAGAGGTTCAAGAACGTCCTGCTCAACACTGTGCTCATGCAGAATGCCGCCGCGATCACTGATAGAAACCAGTTGCCTTATTCGTGCGGCTTCGCCATGGGTCAGTCCAGTTTGGTGAAGGTCATCGAAGTGATGGCCAACGCTGAATCCATTTCGGATCAGGATACAGACCCGGATTCTGATACGAGCAACTAAGGGTCAAGGTACGGACAGTGACTCTTGCCGGTCACTGGACGAGTAATAGGCAACCATGAGTGAAGTGTTGAGTGCTGACGGTCTTCTTGCAGCCGCAAGGGACTTCGATTCTGGCGTCGATATTGACAGCCGGGAAACGCAGGAGACTCCCACAGAGTCCTCTGCAACCGAGCAAACGGAGCCTCAGAATGAGGTTTCTGCCAGTAAGGAAGTTTCCGAGGAGGCGGAGGATACGAAGGCGCAGCCTGAAGAGGCTCCGAAGAAGGAGACGAAGCAGGTCGAGCAGAAGAAGGAGTCGAAGTTCGCCCAGGAACAGGCTCGGAAGAGCAAGACTTGGGAGACGATCAACGCCGAGAAGCAGGCCATCAAGGCCGAGAAGGACGCGTTGGCCCGCGAACGTGATGAGTGGCAGAAGCAACGGCAGCAAACCGATGCCAAGGCTACCGACACGTACAGGGACGAGGCAGGGTTCACCGCTGAAGACTACGAGAAGGCAGCGCGGGAGTTTGAAGCCGATGGCGACAAGGATCTCGCGAAGGCCGCATCGAAGAAGGCAGCAGAGGCTCGCAAGGCCGCAGGTGAACATCAGAGCAAGGTCCAGCAGGAACGGTTCAACAAGGCGTGGGAGGACACGTACCTCCGATTGTCCGAAAAGGAACCGGAACTGAAGGATCCGAATTCTGACCTGTACAAGTCCACCGTGGACCTGATCGGCAAGTTCCAGATCCTTCGGGCAGCACCCGATGGACTGGCCCACGCCGTCGAGATCGTGAAGCTCCAGAAAGCTGCCGGCATGTCTCAGTCGCTGGAAGCGGAGAACAAATCGCTCAAGGAACAGTTGGACAAGCTCCAGAAGAAAACAGCAATCGGGAAGGGAACGGCCACCCAACCGCTGAAGGCAGAGGAAACAGACTTTGCCAAGATGCCGCTCAAGGAGCAGCGGGATCGCCTGATGAAGGCTGCGCGAGAGTTTGACCGTGAAGCCTGATTGAAAAGAAAGAGCATACCATGCCAGTTACTACCTCGACCACGCTCACGAATCAGTTCCAGAACTACTTCAGCAAGGAGCTGTTGAGCATCGTCCAGCAGGAGACGATCCTCGATCAGTTCTCGATGAAGGCCACGATCCCGAAGAACAACGGCAACAAGGCCATCACGATGTTCCGCTTCGGGGCTCCGAGCATTGCCGATGTCCAGACGATCAGCACGGAAGGCACCGCTATCGCGTCGGGAAGCTACCGGGCTCTCTCGCTCAACAAGCTGGAGAAGGGTCTCGCGCAGTACGGCCAGGTCATCGGCCTCACCGACATCCTGCGGGCCACGGACCTGTTCAACTCGCTCCAGCAGGCCACCAAGACCTCCGGTCTCGACATGGCCCTGTGGGTTGACTCCGTCATCCGCAACACGCTGATCGGCTCCAACCTCTCCGTCTCTTCCGGGGTCATGGGAACCGGGCCTGAAGCTGCTGGACCATCGTTCAGCAACTCGGACGCTTGTAACACCGCTGCCGGTTCCGGTGGTATCAAGGTGTACGGCAACCCGGCCACTCTCACGAACCAGACCTTCTCCGGTCTGAATACCGCAGCCACCCTTATTGACACCACGATGAGTGCGTCGGCGGTCCTCGACTCCATGACCCGCCTGAAGCGCAATCGTGCCCCGCTCATCAACGGCAGCTACGTCCTCGCGACCGATCCTCGCGTGGCCCGCGACCTGATGCGCGACAGCGACTGGCTCAACGCCTCCAACTACGGCAACAAGGGTCAACCCTTCTACAAGGGCGAAGTCGGCTCCATCTACGGCTGCCGCGTTGTCACCCAGACCAACTCGTTCGTCAGCAAGGGATCCGCTGTTGACACTGACGAGTTCATCAACACGACCAGTCCGAATGGCGGCGGCTTGGTGGCAACCAAGGACATCATCACCTCGTTCTTCTTCGGCAACGAGTCGTTCGGTATCCCCCACCTCACGGGCGACGATCCGCTCTCCCCGAAGATTGTCATCACCGACACGCCCGACAAGAGCGACCCGCTCAACCAGTTGGTCACTGTCGGCGTGAAGCTGTACTTCGCCACGCTGCGTCTCGCCGCCGGTAACACGGCATCCACCGGCAATCCGGTCTGGTACTTGGTCCACCGCACGAAGACCGCAACCACGCTGTAAAGCCATGAAGAAAACGGCCACCATCATGGTGATTGCCGTTGGACCGAGGGGGCATCGCCAAGGCGGTGTCCCCTTTTCCCATTCCGCTTGCGGGGAAAACGGGTCCGACGAAGATCGCGCCATGATTTCTATTCCTGTCGAGGCTCTCTCGACCGATGCAGAGGACAACAGCAATGTTGCTCCCGAGATCGGTGATGAGGTCACGCTTCCCGAGGTCAAGGCTCGCGTGAAGAAGATCGAAGAGGGTGAAGCCCACGTGGAGATCCTGTCGGTCGGTGGTATGCCCGCCGAGTACAAGAACAAGGACTCCGAGAAGACCGAGATGCCCGAGGACGAGAAGTCCATGCGGAATATGGTCGAGAAGTACGACAGCGAGATGGAGTCCTGACATGCCCATCTACACCTTTGAAAACGGCGGAAAGTCCATCGAGCAAATCGCTCCGATGGGAACTGAATCCATCGTTGTTGAGGGGAAGCGGTGGCAGCGTCAACCCATTGCGAGGTTCGCTGCCACCGGCTTTGCCAGGGAAGCTGAACTGAAGGACAAGGTGAAGCAGGGGTTCAGCAGGATGGAAGACCGGCAGGGAAGCCGGTTCGAAAGCACTTTCACGAAGAATCAAATCAGGAAGATCTGGGACATATGAGCGACGTATCAAACATGGCCATCGAACTCGGGATGGGTACATCCGGGTTTCAGTTGGTTACTGCGACCACGCTTCAGAGCGGGCCGTTCTGCGCGTTGCAGGTGGTTTCCAACGCAGTGTTCACGTCCATTACCGGAGAGGGGGTGAGTGGAACCTGGACCGCTACCACCATCCCCGCTGGCATGGTGATCGTTGGCAGCATCGACAGCTTCCAGCTCACCAGCGGGACCGTGATTGCGTACAAGGGCAAGATCACGTTCTAAGCCATGCGCCTCTCGACCAGTCTTAGGCTCAACGCGCAGAAGGGGTTGGTGACTCCATACGATCCCGCGCTGACGCTTGACCTGCAATTCGCTGCTCGACAGGCGTATGTGGCCAACATTGGTCCGCTGCCGACGTTCACGAACCTTACGAGCACGGCGCGGACCTTTGTTGGCAGCGATGGATTGATCCAGACGGCGGCTACAAACGTGCCGCGCATCGACTTCGACCCGGTTACTCGTCTGTGCCGTGGGTTGCTGATTGAGGAGCAGAGGACGAATTCACAAAGCAGAAGCGAGGAGTTTGGAAACGCGTCATGGAGCAAAGGGGCGCTTACTGTTACCGACAACAGTTCCATTGCTCCAGATGGAGCAACTACCGCAGACTTGATTTCGGAGACAGCTACAAGCGCACAACACAGCGTATTTCAAGGAAGTCCTGCTGGAGTAACGACTGGAACCGCATACACCGCATCTGTTTTCGTTAAAAAGGGAACAGGTGCAACGGCTCCAGATTGGATTCAGCTTGGCTTTTTGACTGGAGGTTTTGGTACTGTTAGAGCCGCTTTCAACGTAAGCACAGGGTTGTTTGGGAATACGACTGGGTCTCCATCAACTTCAGTAACAGCATACCAAAATGGATGGTACAGGATTTCAATAACTGGAACAGCAACAGCTACTGCTGCGTGGGGAACATTGGTTCTTGCGTTTACAAACAACGCCAATGTCTCCGCCTCAGTTCCCACATACACCGGCCAAACTACCTCCGACGTATTCGTCTGGGGAGCCCAGTTCGAAGCCGGTGCCTTCGCCACGTCCTACATCCCGACGACCACTGGCTCACTCATCCGCTCCGCCGACGTGTGCTCCATCACCGGGGCGGCGTTTACGGGGTTCTACAACGCCACAGAAGGCACGATGGTCTGCAAGTACGACCGTGCAGGCACCGCTTCGGAAACCCACTTCTGCATTGATAACGGAACTGCCAACGAAAGGTTGGTACTTCAGTTCAGTGGTGTTGTGGAACGATTCGGAGCCTCTATTGGAGGTGCTGGAGCAAATCTTGATTCGGCTACCGTTGGAGCAATCAATACCAGAATCGGTCACGCGGCCAGATACAAGCTCAACGACTACGCATTCTGCTGCAATGGCACAACTGTCGTCACCAATACAACATTGGCTGTTCCAACCGTTACGCAGGCTACCATTGGAAATCGCACCAACGGATTGTTTACCAACGGCCACATCTACGCCATCCAGTACTACAACACCATCAAGACCAACGCCCAACTCCAAGCCCTCTC